AACCGCACGGTGGAGCAATGGCAACACCCGGCGCATTGAAACAAGTTGTCAACGCCGTTGTTAACGTCAACCGTGACTTGCGGAGAATAGATGTGCAGCGTGTCGTGCGTGAACTTGGGACAGTCGTATCCGCTGACGTTTCTACTTTACGAGCGTTACAACTTGATGCCGGAGACTTTATTAGTTTGCAAGAAGGTATTGCGCGAACTGTTGATTGGTTCCGCGACAATGAAGGCTTGACGTGGAATAGAACAGAATCGAGATAATGTAATGGCTAACCCTGCGAAACCTGTTGAAAGGAAACGGCGACTAGGTAACCCCGGTATGCGTAAACTTCCCAAACCAACTGTTGTTGTTGAGCAGATAACTAATGTGCCGGAACCGTTGCGCCCGTTTATTGGTGAGCACGGCAACGATGCGTGGTCTCGTATCTGGGAGTCCGGTTCGCATTGGATTAGCGGCACGACAGATATACAGATCGTGCAGATGTTATGCGAGTGTGAAGAAGAACGCTTGTACCTACGTGGTCTTGCTATCAAGCGTGATGCTGATTGGCGTGACCGGGTAGCGCTTCGATCTATCGACACGTTTATTCTTTCACTGTACTCGCTCCTTGGTTTCACACCAGCGGACCGGTCGAAGTTAGGTCTCGCTGAGGTGCGGTCACAGTCCGTTGTTGACGAGTTGAAGGCGCGGCGCAATAGCGGATGAAACCGTGGCCACCTGCGATCCTCACCCGTGTCCCTGCCGCTGACCTCAGACGCGGTGACGGACCAGAGGTCAGTGAGTTTATCGAGCGCCTATGTTTGCAGGTGAAGGATTCTGTTGGCGGTCACGCCGGGGAACCGTTGCAACTCCGTGACTGGCAGCACTCGTTACTTGCGTCGTTGTTTGCGCGTCGCCCTGATGGTAGGTTGCGGCACCGCACCGCACTGATAGGTATGGCGCGGAAGAACGGTAAGAGTGTTCTAGGTTCGGGTATCGCGTTGCACGGTTTGTTGATGGGGCCGATAGGTGCCGAGGTTTATTCTTGCGCCGCCGACCGGGATCAGGCCCGCATTGTTTTCGGTTCCGCTAAGCGCATGGTGGAGATGAACCCAGAACTGTCAGGCATGTTGACGGTGTACCGTGACGCGATTGAACTGGTGGCAACGGGGTCGGTGTACCGGGTGTTGTCGTCGGAGGCGTTCACTAAAGAAGGTTTGTCACCGACACTGGTTATTTATGACGAACTCCACTCGGCACCGAATGATGACTTGTGGAACGTGATGTCGTTGGCGCAAGCGGCACGGAAAGATTCTATGACTATTGCCGTGACCACCGCGGGTGTTCGCACCGACACAACCGGCCTTGATAGTGTCGCGTACCGGTTGTACCAGTACGGGCAGCGGGTCGCGTCGAAAGAAATTGTTGACGACTCGTTCTTCATGGCTTGGTGGAAGGGTGACGACACCGCAGATCACCGTGACCCGAAAGCGTGGCCAGCCGCTAACCCCGGGTTCGGTGACCTGCAGGACACGGAAGATTTTGAGTCGGCGGTGAAGCGCACACCGGAGAACGAGTTCCGTATTAAAAGGATGAACACGTGGGTGGCGTCGCAACGTGCATGGTTGCCGGCTGCCGCGTTTGAGAACCTTACGTCATCGCGGGTTGTTGACCGTGACACACCGGTAGTGATTGGGTTTGATGGTTCGTTTAACGGGGACGCCACCGTGATTGTTGGTTGCACCGTTGAACCGGAACCGCACGTGTGGTTGATTGACGTTTGGGAGAAGTCACCAACCGACCCCGCTGATTGGCGTGTGCCCATAAGTGAAGTGGAGGAACGTATCCGTGCGACACAACTTGAGTGGAACGTCCTCGAAGTTGCGTGCGACCCGTTCCGGTGGCAAAGGAGCATGGAGGCGTTGGCTGATCAGGGTGTTCCGATTACGGAGTACCCGTCCTCGTCACCGTCGCGGATGGTCCCAGCGACCGCGAAGTTTTATGACGCGGTAACCAGTCAAGGCTTGACGCATGACGGTGACCCGACGTTGCTGCGACACATGAGTAACTGTGCGGTTAAGGTTGACCGGCTCGGTCCGCGTATCGTGAAAGAACATCGCGGGTCGTCAAGAAGGATTGACGCTGCGGTTGCTGCGGTTATTGCGTTTGATCGTGCGACCGCTAGACGTGAGCAGGTGGCAGAACTGGCGATGCCGGGATTCTTTACAACATAGGGAGCATGATGGTTGCGATGGTTCTGCAAGTTTTAGGGTTGGTGGCTATCGTTGCTGGTGCTGCGTTGTTTAGTCCAGTGGCCGGGTTCATTGTTGGTGGACTTGCACTCGCGTTGGTTGGGATAACGTTGGAGAAGTCTAATGCTGCGTAACCTCTTCGAGAAGCGTGCGATTAGTTTCCAAACCATTTTCGGTTCCGGCTCCGACCTGATGCAAACAACGTACTCCGGTACCGTCATCACACAGGACACATCACTGAAGATCGGTGCCGTTTACGCGTGCGTCCGTTTGCTTGCCGACACTATCTCCACACTACCCGCTGACACATATTACCGTGACGGTGGAGAACGGTTACCTTACCGACCGAAACCGTCTTGGCTTGATAACCCCGACCTTGGTGTGTCACGCGAAGACCACTTGCAACAAGCGATGGTTTCGTTACTCCTTGACGGCAACATCTTTGTGCGCATCTTCAGGAACGGCAACGGTGAGGTCATTGCCTTGACCGTTCTCGACCCGACACGTGTTGAGGTGCGGCGCAATTACGAAACCCGCGAAGTTGAGTACGTTATCCAGAACGGTGCGGTTCTAACAACCGGTGAGGTTCTACACATCACGGAGTTGCGTCGCCCCGGTGCGTTGCGTGGTGTTTCGAGGATCACCGAAGTTAAACAAGGTCTCGGTCTCGCGGCAGCACTCGAAGAGTTCAGTGCAAGGTTCTTCGGGCAAGGCTCAACAACCGCCGGGATTATTGAATGGCCCGGTGCGCTAACACAGGAGCAAGCGAAAGATTTAGCCGACGGGTACGAGCAAGGTCACAAAGGGTTGAAACGTTCTCACCGGCCCGGTGTCCTTTACGGTGGCGCGAAGTTTGTTAAGACTGGCGTTGACCCTGAGCAGGCACAGATGTTGCAGTCGCGACAGTTCGCGGTCGAAGAGATCGCACGCATATTCCGTGTCCCGTTGCACCTCCTGCAAGTAGCAACACCCGGTGCAATGTCGTACGCGAGCGTGGAGCAGAACGCTATCCAGTTCGCTCAATACACTCTCCGGCCCATCATTACGAAACTGGAAACCGCGTACTCGTCGTTGCTGCCCGGTCCCGTGTTCGTGAAGTTTAACCTTGACGCAATTCTGCGTGGAGATATTCAGACACGGTTCGCCGCGTACTCCACGGGGCAGCAGTCTGGTTTCCTTTCCGTGAACGATATCCATCGTTTGGAGGACATGCCACCGGCTGATGGTGGCGACGAGTACCGGGTGCCGTTGGCGAACGTGAACCTAAGCGCCGCAAACATTGTTGAGATGGATCGTAAGACAATGATGGTGGCGCGTCTCATCAACGCAGGGTTTGATCCTGCCGCAATCCTCACGTCGTTGGATATGCCTCCGATAGTGCACACAGGTGTCCCACCTGTGTTGCTGCAGGGTGTTGCGCAGATTGACCCGACCGACCCCGGTGGGGTTTATCCGTGACCCTTTACAATGCGGCGATCACTCTCGGCACTGCGGCGCAAGTTGTCGTGCCCGGCGGTACCAGTCCGGTCAAAGTTTATTTGCACAATATGGAGCACGCTTCGAGCAGGTTCATTCATCTTGGCGGCTCTGGGATTACAACCGCTAATTCGTTGCACCTCGACCCGTCGGCGACTGTGAATCTTGTGCTGAACAGGACCGAAGCGCTGTACGCGTTGAGCGATCCTGATGGTTGCGTGCTTGGTGTTCTTTATCAGACGATGGACGAGTAATGCCGTACTTAATTTCTGACACCGCTGCCGGTTGCGATGGTTGGGCGACAGTCAAAGATGACGGCGAAGTTATCG